ACCCCGAGTCCCTGCGCGGCCCCCAGTTCGACACCGCCTGGGTCGACGAACTCGCCAAATGGCGCGAACCCGAACGCGGCTGGGACATGCTTCAGTTCGGCCTCCGCCTCGGCGATCCCCCGCAAATGGTCGTCACGACGACGCCCAAAGCGCTGCCGCTGCTGAAGACCATCATGGCCGACCCCTCGACCGTCGTGACGCGGTCCAAAACCACCGACAACGCGGCCAACCTCGCCCCGGCCTTCATCCGCGAAATCACCCGCCGCTATAAAGATACCGCCTTGGCCCGCCAGGAACTCGACGGCGAAATCATCGACATGCGCGCTGGCAGCCTGTGGCGGCGCGACTGGATCGACGCCCACCGCGTCAACGCCTGCCCCGACTTGAAATCCATCGTCGTCGCCGTCGACCCGCCCGTCACCGCGACAGCGTCCTCGGATGCCTGCGGGATCATGGTCGTCGGCATCGGCCCCGACAACCGCGCCTACGTCATCTCAGACCGCACCGTCCAAGGCCGCGAACCCCACATCTGGGCCCGCGCCGCCGTCTCCGCCTACCAGGACTTCGAGGCCGACCGCATCGTCGCCGAAATCAACCAGGGCGGCGACCTCGTCGTCTCCGTCCTCCGCCAGATCGACCCCGGCGTTGCGGTCCAAAAGGTCCGGGCCACGCGCGGCAAGTGGCTGCGCGCCGAACCAGTTGCAGCCCTCTACGCCGAAGGCCGGGTCTCCCACGTTGGCCTCTACCCCCAACTCGAAGACCAGATGTGCGCTTTCGGTGCCGACGGCTTAGCCTCCGGCCGCTCCCCCGACCGCCTCGACGCCCTCGTCTGGGCCCTCACCAGCCTCCTCCTCAACACCAAAGGCGACCCAACCATCAGATCGCTCTGACACGAACAAAAAACTGAGGGGTCCGGGGAGCTGCGCTCCTCCGGCGTGCCGCCGTCACGAGACGGCTGACCGCGTAAGCGGTCATCTCGTATCCATCAGGAACACCCGTCATGAACATCCCGGACGCCTTGGCGCGCCTGCTGCCAACCCGCGCGCAAATCCCCGCCTGGGCCCACGCCCTCACACGCCCCGCGCAACAAAAAGCCACCCGCACCGGCCCGCTGATCGCCTACGAGAGCCTCGGCGCACCCGTCTGGTCGGGCCGCGACTACGCAGCCTTCTCGCGTGAAGGCTTCATGCAAAACGCGATCTGTTACCGCTGCGTCCGCATGATCTCCGAAGCCGCAGCCTCAGTCCCCCTGCTGCTCTACGAGGGCGCAAACGAGCTCGAAGACCACCCGCTCCTGTCCCTGCTCGCCAGCCCCAGCCCCCACCAGACCGGCACCGACTTTCTCGAAAGCTTCATCGGCTACCTCCTCGTCTCCGGCAACAGCTACGTCGAGGCCGTCGCCCTGAACGGCGAATTGCGCGAACTCTATGCGCTGCGCCCCGACCGCATGACGGTCATCCCCGGCCTGTCCGGCTGGCCCGAGGGCTATGAGTACACGGCCGCCGGCGGCTCCGTCCGCTTCAGCGCAGACGTCGTCCCCGGCGTCCGCCCCATCCTCCACATGCGCCTGTTCCACCCCTTGGACGACCACTACGGCATGTCCCCCATCGAAGCCGCAGCCGTCGCCATCGACATCCACAACCAGGCCTCCAAGTGGAACAAGGCCCTGCTGGATAACGCCGCCCGCCCCTCCGGCGCCCTCGTCTACGCCGCCCGCGAAGGCCGCCTTAGCCCGGAACAATTCGAGCGCCTGAAAAACGAACTCCAGGAAGGCTTCCAAGGCGCGAAAAACGCCGGCCGCCCCCTCCTGCTCGAAGGCGGCCTCGACTGGAAACCGCTCTCGCTCACCCCGGCCGAACTCGACTTCGTCAACGCCAAACACGCCGCCGCCCGCGAGATCGCGCTCGCCCTCGGCGTCCCCCCGATGCTGCTCGGCATCCCCGGCGACAACACCTTCTCCAACTATCAGGAAGCCAACCGCACCTTCTGGCGCAACACCGTCATCCCGCTCGCCACGAGATCAGCAGCAGCAATCTCAAATTGGCTCGGCGCTGCATTCGGTGGCGGTCTCTGCCTAAAGCCAGACCTCGATCAAGTGGAAGCCCTCGCCCCCGAACGCGAAGCCCTCTGGACTCGTCTGGAAAAGACCTCATTTCTGACCCCCAACGAAAAGCGCCAAGCTGCAGGCTATGGACATGCTCGAGGTGGCGACCAGCTAAAGTTTAGCCCACCAATCCGCCCAAAATACAGCCCTGACCAACCCCGCGACGACCAAGGCCAATGGACAAGCGGCGACGGCGGCGGCGAGTCCCCACAAGCCGACCCCTCTGAGTGGCCCACCTGGAACAATCCCAACCTTGTTCCTGTGGCCGACACCCCTCCCAAAACGCTTGAAGACATCCTAAAGCCTGAAGGCCGGTATATCGGTGAGCGTGGGGCAAACTCTCGGATTCGAGAAGTCGCGTCGGCTGATTTTGACCAACTTCTGGGGGATCTGCTTAATGGTGCACAAGAGGTCGATGCGCCTGTTTCGTACGGCGGAAAGTGGTTCTCCAGAAAAGATGGGACGATCTTTGGTCTTAGAAATAGCCTGGCTTACGGACCGACAATCGAGGTGATGAAGAATGGCGCTTCAGGAATTAAAGATAATTTTAAGGTGCACAGAAAATGAATAAAGTACTAGTAAATGACGAAGGCACAACTATGGACGAGTATATTGCTTCATTTCCAGGTGAGCTCCATCGCGATGCGGTCGGGCTTTGGCAGATTGTGCCTGCTGGTCGAAATGAATATCATCTGTCCGGTTCCAGTCTTGTCGATTTTATTCGCCACTCTATCCATGCGCTGCTCGATGCAGGTGCAATTCCCGTGCGCGGTGGACCTGGTTCGGGCTACGATTGGATTGGGCAGAAGCAATATGGTGCGGAAAAAAATGCGATGACAGAAGCAATCATTGCGGAATGGCTCACCATGCCAGATGATCCATTCGTCCAGGTCGGCGGCGTCTGGTTTGCTCGCCCAAACCCCAAATTCCCGACGTTCGTAAAGGTCGAGTGAAACGCGGCCCCGACCAGATCGAAGCCCTATCCCCCGAACGCGAAGCCCTCTGGACCCGCCTCGAAAAAGCATCCTTCCTCACCGACGACGAAAAGCGCTCCGCCGCCGGCTACGGCCCCAAACCCCTCACAAAATTCAACCCCAACCACGACCCCTCAAACGGCCAATTCACCTCCGGCCCTGGTGGCGGCAGCGGCCTAACGCCCATCGCCTACCGCCCCCGCCCCCCTCAACCACCCAAGCCTCCTGCTCCGGCAACGGCTGCTACGCCGCCGACAGTCAAACCTGTTGCTCCAAAACCCGACTTCCTTTCCAAGAAGCCTGGCAGCGGTAAAATCACTGGCAATGTTGACAAGTTGACACCGGCGGAGAAAGCATTCGCAAATGAAATGCGCGACCTGGGAAACGACATCGAGATCGTGCCGACCGGTGAAGGCAGGACCCCCGATTTCAAAATTAATGGGCAACTGCATGAACTAAAGACCGTTTCCGGCATCCAAAAGACAGACAATGATGGTTTGTCATCTGCTATTTCTAGTCGCATCATGGATGGACGCGGTCAATCAGGCCACATTATCGTCGATGCGCGAAGTCAAGTAGGAATGACGACAGATGCTGCAGATCGCGCGATAGTGCGCGCCTACGGAACTGATAACAGACTTGGTTCAAAAATTGAAAGCATCACCATTCTAACACCCGCAGGCAGTGTTTCCGCACCTAGGAGGAAATAGTTATGACTTCAAAGCCCACGGAGCAAGAGCTAGCAGATCGCGTCGCTAAGCAGCTTGCATGGAGTTCTGACAAGGCAACCGTTATCCACGTTTGGCAAGGATATTTGGCTGGTCTCTATGAATGGGGACAAATCGACTTAGACGTGTATTCACGATTGTCGAGTGCGCTACCAAAAGGAGCAGACAAAGAAATTGCTGAGCTTTTTATGGGGCAGCCGTTAAGTGCTGAGCAAGAAGCTCAGTTAGCCGCGCGTCTAGGATAAGAGGTCGATCAATTGCAGGTGGGTGGGTTCACAAAAGATCTGGCCGAGCAATGGCGGAATCTTTACGCTAATGAATTGGTGAGAAATCCAGCCAATCAAGCAGCAGCAGCGAGGTTGCAGTTCTTGAAGAGATTTTTGGAGTTGAGCAAATGAAAACGAATTCGTTTCTGGTTAAGAACTCGCGTGAAAACACATTAAGCCTAATTCTGGAGCCGATGGCACACATTTTTGACGTTGTGCCCGGATCAGTTGTTGAGGTTTATATCGAGCAACAGCCAGATTCCGAGGTTATTGAATTGGAGTGCATTGAGGACAGTTTGATCATTTACTGTGGCGGAATAGCAACCGTTCGTTCAAATGGAGTTGAGTTGCCACCGCAGTTTATGGAGTAGTAATTCATAAGGCCGCCTCAGCCCTGAACAATTCGAGCGCCTGAAGAACGAACTCCAGGAAGGCTTCCAGGGTGCGTTCATGCGAAGCATGACCATTAACGGAGTAAGCCGGCCGTCCTCTCCTTCTCGAAGGCGGCCTCGACTGGAAACCGCTGTCGCTGACCCCCGCCGAACTCGACTTCGTCAACACCAAACACGCCGCCGCCCGCGAAATCGCATTAGCCCTCGGCGTTCCCCCCATGCTGCGTCGGTGCGGAGCACCGCTCTGCGGTGACGCATCCCCGGCGACAACACCTTCTCCAACGACCAGGAAGCCAACCGCACCTTCTGGCGCAACACCGTCATCCCGGTCGATGCGGAGCATCGCAAGCAACAAAGCCACCCGCGCTTACCCAAAAACGGGTTTCCTAAGGCCTCAGGCTTTAGGCGGGGTAATGGGGCAGAGCCCCATGCTTTCTTTCCGATGGCGCGTGTCCCAGCGAACGCGCGTCCCCCCACCACCATGGACCCCTCCTGCCATGCCCACGCCCCGCTCCTCCCCAGCGGTCGCGCTCCCGCTCCCGCGCGCGCCGCAACCAACCCTCGTGCCCGCCAGCATGGCGCTCGCCACCGACGGCACCTTCACCGGCTACGCGAGCCTGTTCGACACCCCCGATATGGGCAACGACATCATCGCGCCCGGCGCCTTCGCCGAGAGCCTCGCACGGCGCGGCCCGCGCGGCGTCAAGCTCCTGTTCCAGCACGACCCGGCCCAACCCATCGGCGTTTGGAAAACCCTGCGCGAAGATGCGCGCGGCCTCTACGCCGAAGGCCAACTCAGCGTCGATAATTCCAAGGCCCGCGACATCCTCGCCCTGCTCCGTTCCGGCGCGCTCGACGGCCTCTCCATCGGCTTCCGCGCCACCAGCGCGAACCGCATCTCGAAAGGCGGCCTCCGCCGTCTGACCAAAATCGACCTGTGGGAAATCTCAGTCGTCACCTTCCCCATGTTGCCCGGTGCTCGCGTCACGTCGGTAAAGGCGCAACCCCGTACCGCCACCTCATCAGCGCAAACGCCCCTTTCCCGCCGCATCCAGACCCTGACCGCTTCCATTCGCGCCAACACCTGAAAACCCGAAAAGGACCCCTATGCTCGAAATCCCAACGATTGAAACCAAATCGGTCGAAACCGACAGCATCGCCGACATGATGCGCGCCTTCGACGAGTTCAAAGCCACCAACGAACAGCGCCTGGCCGAACTGTCCGCCCGCCAGTCGACGGACGTTGTCACCACCGAAAAGCTCGCCCGCATCGAACGTGCCATGGACGAGATGGCCCTGAAGTCTGCCCGACCCGCCATCGGCGGCAGCGCCCCGCAATCGGCAACCGGTCTCGCCCACAAGTCGGCGTTTGACGGTTACGTCCGCCAGGGCGACACCGCGACGCTCCGCTCGCTGGAATCCAAAGCCCTGTCCGCCTCCTCCGACCCGGACGGCGGCTATCTCGTCCCTGCCGAACTCGAAGCAAACATCAACCGCTCGCTGACCAACATCTCGCCGATCCGCGCCATCGCCGGTGTCCGCCAGGTCTCAAGCTCGGTCTATAAGCGCCCTTACGCAACGACCGGCTTCGACACCGGCTGGGTTGGCGAAACCGCAGCCCGCCCCCAGACGGTCACCCCCACGCTGGCCGCCACCGTTTTCCCGACCATGGAACTCTATGCCATGCCGGCCGCCACATCGACCCTCCTCGACGACAGTGCCGTCAACATTGATCAGTGGTTGTCGGAAGAAGTCCAGATCGCCTTCGCAACCCAAGAAGGCAAAGCCTTCGTCACCGGCGACGGCGTTAACAAACCCAAAGGCTTCCTCGCCTACGATACCGTCGCCAACTCGGCCTGGGTCTGGGGCAAACTCGGCACGCTCGCAACCGGCGTCGCCGGAGCCTTTCCGGCCACCAATCCGTCCGACAAACTGATCGACCTCATCTATGCGGTCAAAGCCGGCTATCGCGCCTCGGCCCATTTCGTCATGAACCGTGCTACTCAAAGCGCCGTCCGCAAATTCAAGGACGTCGACGGCAACTACCTCTGGCAGCCGTCCTACCAGCCCGGCCAGATGCCGACCCTGCTCGGCTATCCCGTCGCCGAAAGCGAAGACATGCCCGACATCGCGGCCAACTCGTTCTCGATCGCCTTTGGTGACTTCTCGCGCGGTTATTTGATCGTCGACCGCGTCGGCATCCGCGTCCTGCGCGACCCCTACAGCGCGAAGCCCTACGTCCTATTCTACACCACCAAACGTGTCGGCGGCGGCGTCGCCGACTTCGACGCCATCAAGCTCCTCAAGTTCGGAGTGTAAGCGGATTCCCCCCCCTTGCGGGGAGGGGTTAGGGGTGGGGGTAGCCACAACCTCCGCCTTTACTGCACGAAGCCAAGGGGCTCCCCGCCCCTCGGACACCCCGGCCAGGGACTTGTCCCTGGACCCGTTCTATTTTTTTCGTCCCCCAAAAAAAGCGGGCGAGTTTGAGAGGGTGTCCCTCTCAAGCGGGTTTGGGCGGCAGCCCAAGCGCGTAGCGCCTCTTTACCTACATACCCATCCCCACACCTCGCAAGTGTCCCTCCTCCGCTTGCGAGGTCAGGCGGGACTGCTCCCTCCGCCAGTTGCCCGCGCGCCGCCCTCCGCTGCTAGCCGCCAGTGCGTCGAGACGCGCCAGCACCGGACCTCATCCACCCGGTTCCGCGAACAGCAGTCCCGCCACCTCTCTCATCCACGACCCAGCAACCCCTAACCGCAAGGCTGAACCCATGGCGCTCGTCCTAACCGCCGGCCCGCTAACGGAACCGATCACGCTCGCGAAAGCCAAGGCGCACCTTCGCGTTGATACGATGGACGAAGACATCCTCATCTCCAGCCTGATCCTCACGTCGCGGCTCCACATCGAGGCAGCCCTCGGCCTCGCGCTGATTACGCAGTCCTGGCAACTCACCCTCAATGCCTGGCCCAAGGGCAATGCCGTCCCGCTCCCGCTTCATCCCGTCAGTGCCGTCACCTTGGTCAAAACCGTCTCCGCCAACGGCGCCTCCACCACGCTCGCTCCATCCGCAACCGTCCTCGATCCTGGCCCACCCGCCCGCGTCGTCAACGTCAGCCAACTCTGGCCCGTGGTCACCGCGCCAGCAAACGGCATCGCAATCACGTTCACGGCAGGCTTTGGCCCGACCGCCGAAGACGTTCCCGCCCCCATCCGCCAGGCCCTGCTCCTGCTCGTCGCCCATTGGTACGAGCACCGCGACCCCATCGAAATCGGCGAGCCTCAGACCGCCATCCCCAAAGCCGTATCCGATCTCCTGATGCCCTACCGGAGGCCACGCCTGTGACCTCGAAATCCACACCCACCATCGGCGACCTGTTCCACCGTTTCGCACTGGAAGCCCCCGTTCGCACCAGCGATGGCGCAGGTGGCGCTAGCCTGACCTATGCGCTCGCAGCCGAAGTCTGGGGTTCGCTCAACGCCACCGGCGGCACCGAATCCGCCGACGCCGACCGGCTGGCGGGCCGTATCACCCACACCATCTGGCTTCGCCACCGCGACGGCCTGACCCTCGATCACCGCCTGCGCCTGGGAACCCGCATATTCGAGATCCGCACCGTGCTCGATCATACTGGCCGCCAGCGCTTCCTCGAATGCCGCTGCGAGGAAACCGTCACATGATCCCCCGCCTCACCTTTCGCATCGGCGCCGCCGCTAGCCGCTCCCGCACGGTCGAAGCAGCCCTCGCAACGGCCCTCGCCCGCACCGCTGAAAAGCTGGCCACCCTCCGCCCGGCATCTCCCGACGACCCGTCCCCACTCCCCCTCATCACCACCATCCGCACGTCATAACTGGCCCTAGCGGTGACGCTCGTTCCGACCGGATTCCCCTCCCCCTTGCGGGGAGGGGTTAGGGGTGGGGTAGCCACAAGCTCGAAGCCCATCCCAGCCTTACAAAGCCGAGGGGCTCCCCGCCCCTCGGACACCCCGGCCAGGGACGCGTCCCTGGACCCATGACTTTTTCTTCGTCACAAAAAACGGGGAGAGTTCGAGGGGGTGTCCCCCTCGAATGGGGTCCGGGGCGATAGCCCCGTGTCATTCAAACACGCCATGCCTCAGAGGGAACTCCCACCATGCCCGCAAGCGCCAGCCTTGCCCTGCAATCCGCCGTTGTGGCGGCCCTGAACGCAAACGCCGCGCTCACCACCGCAACGGGTGGCACCGCACGCGTCTACGACGACGTGCCGCCTAAAACGCCCTACCCATACCTGTCGCTCGGCCAAACCATCGAGCGCGACTGGTCAACGGGCAGCGACGATGGCCGCGAGCACACGCTGACGCTCCATGTCTGGTCCCGCATGCCGGGACGCAAACAAGTCCACGACATCGCAGCCCTCGTCCGCGCTACGCTCCATCAGTCGGCCCTCACCCTGGACGGCCATCGCCTCATCAATTTGCGCCACGAATTTACCGAAGCCCGCCGCGAACCCGACAACGAAACCTACCGCGCCCTTGTCCGCTTCCGCGCCGTCACCGAACCTATTTAGTGGCCTCACGCGCCGCAGCGCGCGAGGCACACAAAAGCGACGCCATAGGCGTCGAGGGAGCAAATTTGCGACCCGGCGCTCGTGCGCCGCCCCGCCGGAGCGCCTTAAGCGCGTGAGGCAAAAATGACATCGGCGAAGCCGATAGGGAGCAAATTTGCGACCCGGCGCTCGTGCGCCGCCCCGCCGGAGCGCCTTAAGCGCGTGAGGCAAAAATGACATCGGCGAAGCTGATAGGGAGCAAATTTGCGACCCGGCGCTAGTGCGCCGCCCCGCCGGAGCGCCCTCAGCGCGTGAGGCAAAAATGACATCGGCGAAGCCGATAGGGAGCAAATTTGCGACCCGGCGCTCGTGCGCCGCCCCGCCGGAGCGCCCTCAGCGCGTGAGGCAAAAATGACATCGGCGAAGCCGATAGGGAGCAAATTTGCGACCCGGCGCTCGTGCGCCGCCCCGCCGGAGCGCCCTCAGCGCGTGAGGC